CTCAGTTTATCCTACTATATCTTCTGGTAAAACTTCAAAAGTAATTATAGTATCTACACCTCACGGTATGAATATGTTTTATAAATTATGGAGAGATGCTGAAGATGGTAAAAATAGTTATGTTCCTATTGAGGTTCATTGGACTGAGGTACCTGGTAGAGATGAGAAATGGAAAAAAGAAACGATAGCAAATACAAGTGAACAACAATTTAGAACGGAGTTCGAATGTGAGTTCTTAGGTTCAGTTAATACACTTATTAACCCTAGTAAATTAAGAACAATGAGATATAGACAGCCATCTGTTTCTAATGCAGGTTTAGATATATATGAGCCAGTCAAAGAAGACCATAGATATTGTGTAACTGTAGATGTGGCTAGAGGTGACTTAAACGATAACTCAGCATTTGTTATTTTCGATGTTACACATATACCTTATAGGGTTGTAGGTAAATATAAAAACAATGATATTAAACCTATGATGTTTCCAGGTATTGTAGAAAAAGTCGCAAGAAATTATAATCAAGCAGAAATACTTGTTGAGGTAAACGATATTGGTGGTCAGGTTGCTGACACTTTACATTATGAGTTAGAGTATGATAATTTAATCATGGTATCACAAAGAGGTAGAGCAGGACAAGTCGCAGGTTCAGGATTTAGTGGTAAAGGTGCTCAACTTGGAGTAAGAACAACTAAAGCAATCAAAAAATTAGGTTGTTCAAACTTAAAGACATTAGTAGAATCCGATAAAATTATCATAGAAGACTTTGACCTAATATCCGAGATGTCAACATTCATATTAAAAGGAACATCTAAATATGAAGCAGATGATGGTTCAAACGATGATTTGATGATGTGTTGTGTCTTATTTGCCTGGTTATCTAATCAAACATATTTTAAAGAACTAACAGATCAAGACATAAGAGCAAGATTATATGAAGAGCAAAAGAACGCTATAGAACAAGATATGGCACCCTTTGGCTTTCTAAACGATGGAGTAACCGATCAAGATGAAAATTTTGTTGATCCTTATGGACAAAAGTGGGAAACGGTCAAAATTATCAAAGGTCAGTAAATTATAAATATTTGAACGACAAACTATTAATTTTAAAAGGAGAATAAAAGATGGCTTTTCAAGTATCACCTGGTGTTCTCGTAACGGAAAAGGACCTTACTAACATAGTTCCTGCTGTATCAACTTCGATTGCAGGTGTTGTTGTAGTTAGTGAGAAAGGGCCGATGGACGAAATCACTCCGATTTCAAGTGAAACAGAATATGTAGAGAAGTTTGGTGAACCAACTTCATCTAACTTTGAGTTCTACTATAGTGCAACCAACTTTTTACAATACGGAAACGCATTAAGGGTTGTAAGAGCAACTCCTGCCAATGCATTAAATGCAACTGATTCTGGCAGTGGAGCTTTAATTAAAAATACACAAGACTATCTTGATAATTTTTCTGGTGGAAGTAACAGTAAAGGTGAATGGGCTGCAAGAGAACCAGGCGCAAAAGGAAACAACTTAAAAGTTTCTTTATGTTCTAACTCTACTGCTTTTGGCCCACACTCAATGAGTGGTAATCTAGTTAATGACGCTTCAGCAGCTATCGGAGATACAACAATTTCTGTTGACGATGGTAGTTTAATGCAAGTTGGCGACATACTAGAGTTTGGTGATACTTCAGCCTTTACAGCTGCACCTTCAGGATTTTATTATAAGGTAACTAATATTAGCACGAACTTATTAACAATCGCAAGATATAACCCATCAACTGGAGAAACAGAAACTGGTGGATTAAGACACGCTGTTGTTGATAACGCAAGAGTGCTAAGGCATTGGGAATACTTTTTCCAATTTTCACAACCACCTGGAACTACAGACGATGTAGCAAATGCAGGTGGCTCACTAGACGAGATGCATATCGCTGTTGTTGACGAAGACGGAGGTATCACAGGAACTGCTAATACTGTATTAGAAACATTTGAAGGTGTTTCACAAGCATCTGATGCAAAAGACGCTCAAGGTAATAGTAACTTCTATAGTGATGTTATTTACCGTGAAAGTAAATTTATATATTGGATGGACCATGACTCAACATTAGCTAATTTGGGTTCTAGCAAAGTAGGACAAACTTTTGATAATACAGCTGCTAGTAATGCATTCCAGGTCTTAAACACTTCACTTACAAGTGGTGCTGATGGTGATACAATCACAAACGCACAACTAGCAACTGCTTATGAGAAGTTTTTAGATGTTGAAAATGTTGAAATAAACTTCTTAATTGGAGGTCCTTCACAAACTGCTACAGATGCAACTGGTGACACCAAAGCAACTAAACTAATTGACATAGCAGAGCAAAGAAAAGACTGTATCGCATTTATCTCACCTGCAAGAGCAGATGTTGTAGCTGTAACGGATCCTATTCAACAAACTTTGAATGTCAGAGATTTTGCTAATGGTTTACCATCTAGTTCTTATGCAGTAGTGGATAGTGGATATAAACAAGTATATGATAAATTCAACGATGTATACCGAATGGTACCATTAAATGGAGACATAGCAGGTCTATGTGCAAGAACTGATCTTGTCGCAGATCCTTTCTTTTCTCCAGGTGGATTTACAAGAGGTCAAATTAGAGGTGCAGTAAAACTTGCGTACAATCCAAATGAAGCGCAAAGAGATATACTATACAAAGCTAATGTAAACCCGGTTGTAACTTTCCCAGGTAACGGTACAGTTTTATTTGGAGATAAAACTTTCCAAAAGAAACCAAGTGCATTCGATAGAATAAATGTAAGACGACTATTCTTGCTCATGGAGAAAGCAATTTCTACAGCAGCTAAGTTTCAACTCTTTGAGTTCAACGATGAATTTACAAGAGCACAATTTAGAAACCTAGTAGAACCTTTCCTAAGAGATATACAAGGTAGACGAGGAATTACAGACTTCAAGGTGGTCTGTGATGACACAAATAACACAGGTGAAGTAATTGACCGTAACGAGTTCATAGCTGATATTTTTATCAAGCCTGCTCGTTCAATTAACTTTATCAAACTTAACTTTGTCGCAACACGAACTGGTGTAGCGTTTAGTGAAGTCGCAGGAGCATAGGAGGTAAAACATGGCTACAATTACAAGTTTTCTTTCTAAGCTAAAAGGCGGTGGAGCTAGAGCCAATCAGTTTAGAGTTATTATGCCTTTTCCAGGATTTGCTGCACAAGGTGGTGAAACAGAAAGCATGAGTTTTCTGTGTAAAACTACTTCGTTACCAGCATCAACGATTGCTGCAACACCTATCAACTTTAGAGGTAGAATAATCAATATAGCAGGAGAAAGAACTTTTGCTACTTGGTCAACTACAATTCTAAATGATACGGATTTCTTGGTAAGAAATGCAATCGAAAGATGGCAAAATGGTATTAATAATATGAGTGACAATCAAGGATTACAAAACCCTGCTGACTATCAGGTTGACGCATTTGTTGATCAACTAGATAGAAATGGTAGTGTAATCAAGTCATACACATTTAGAGGAATGTTCCCTATCAATTTACAGGAAATAGCATTAGACTATTCAACTGATAATGCGGTAGAAGAATTTACTTGTGAATGGCAATACCAGTATTGGGAATCTAATACTACAACATAATTAGAAGTGAGGAAATAATATGGCAGAGCTATTCGGCTTTTCCATCACTAGATCAAAAGAGAAGGCAAGTGCGAGTCAAAACTTTACCTTGCCTTCTATTGATGACGGGGCTCAAACCGTTGTTGGTGGTGGTATCATGGGGCATTACCTGGATATGGAGGGTAAAGTCCGTGATGAGGCAGATTTAATAAGAAGATATAGAGAAGTGGCAATGCAGCCAGAGTGTGATATGGCTGTGGAAGATGTTGTCAATGAAGCAATAGTTAGTGACGATAACGATCCTACGGTTCGTTTAAATCTTGACCAACTTAACACAAACGATAGTATCAAAGAAAAGATACACAAAGAGTTTGACAATGTGTTAAGACTTTTACAATTTAACGAAAAAGGTCATGATATTTTTAGAAGATGGTATGTTGATGGAAGAATATACTATCATAAAATTATTAACACAAAAAACATAAAAGATGGAATTGTTGAGGTTAGGTATATAGATCCACGCAAAATTAAAAAGATGCGTGAACTAATTACTAAAAAAACAAACGGAAATTACATGCCTCCAGTTGGTGGTAAGCCAGAAGAGGTAGAATATAAAGATTACTTTATATACAATGAAAAAGGTGTAGGTGGTTCAGCATCAGAAGGTGGAATGAAAATATCACCAGATGCAATAGCATTCTGTCCATCAGGTATTATAGATCAACAAAAAAATCTTGTTCTATCTTATCTGCATAAAGCAATCAAACCTGTAAATCAATTAAGAATGATTGAGGATAGTGTTGTTATATACAGAATATCAAGAGCACCTGAAAGAAGAATTTTTTACATCGATGTAGGTAACCTGCCAAAAATTAAAGCAGAACAATATCTCAAAGATGTAATGAATAGATATAGAAACAAATTAGTTTACGATGCAAGTACCGGTGAGATTAGAGATGATAGACAATATATGTCTATGCTTGAAGATTTTTGGCTGCCAAGAAGAGAAGGTGGTCGAGGAACTGAAATCACTACACTAGCAGGTGGACAGAATTTAGGTGAGATAGATGATATAAAATACTTTCAACAAAAATTATATCGTTCTCTCAATGTGCCTATCTCTAGACTTGAAGCAGAGTCTGGATTTAGTCTAGGTAGATCAACCGAGATAACAAGGGACGAATTAAAGTTTACAAAATATATTGGTAGGCTTAGAAAAAAATTTGTTGTTTTATTTCATGATTTGCTTAGAACGCAACTCATATTAAAGAACATAGTTACTCCTGAAGATTGGGATAATGATATGTCTGAACTAGTCAAATATGATTTTATTCAAGACGGTTATTATTCTGAAATTAAAGAGTCAGAAATGTTAAAGGATAGATTACAGATGGCCCAAGATTTATTTAACAATCAAATGGTTGGAAAAGTTTATTCTATGGACTTTGTTATGAGAAGAGTATTAAGAATGTCTGATAAAGATATAACAGACCAAAGAAAGAAAATTGCTGATGAGATTAAGCAAGGTATTATTAAAGACCCTGCAGCTGACGCAGATAACGGAGGATTTTAATGAACGAAGTGGTTAAAGATATGATAGATGCTATAGTTAGTGACGATCAAATTGGAGCAGAAGAAAAATTTAAATCTGCTTTAAGTGCTAAAGTTGGACAAGCTTTAGATGATAAGAGAAAAGACTTAGCTGGTACTATCATGAGTAAAAAAGTAGAAGCACCAAAAGATGACACAAACGCTGACGAAACTACTGAAATCGATAACTGAAAAAGACGAGCATAAACGCTCACCAGATTATCGTAAATTATCACCTGCTCTAAAGAAAGCAGTAGATGATATTATGGTTAAGTTAAGCAAGTCACCTTTTGCTGTTTTAAAAAATTTAGATAAGACTACGAAAGAGTTAGGTAGAAAACATAGAGTTAAACCTAATGAAATCGAAAGGTTTATAACAAAAGTCATATAGGAGGCAAAAATGGCAGTTACAAATCAAACGCTGGTTGACACTAGTTTTAAAACAATTATTAAAACAGTATGTGACAACGCAGCAAATGCAGATGGAGATAATGTAAAGATTGTTGACGCATCAGCTTTATCTGGTGCTGATAGTAATCCAAGACTATCTATCGCAAAAATATTTTATAGTATAGAGAGTGCATCAGGTGGAGTAGAACTTAAATGGGATGCTACAACTAATGTTCAATGTACTATACTAACAGGTAATGGATCATACGGATATATGCCGGGACAACCTGCATTAACTAATAATGCTGGGTCAGGTATTAGTGGTGATGTCAATGTTGTTAATGCAACAGGAACATTTACATTAGTTACCGAGTTTCACAAAATATCTGGATTCACAAATACTAACGAAGCAACTAATCCGTAATGGCTGATACAGTTACAAGTCAAACTATTACTGATGTCTCTGGTTCAAAGACCGTGATGAAATTCACTAACCTTAGTGACGGTACAGGAGAGAGTCTAGTAAAAAAAGTAGATGCAAGTGAACTTAATCACGCCTCCTCATCTACAAAGATTGCTAGAGTAATCTACAGTATTAACACGGTGGGTGGAAACGGAGCAGTAGAATTAGTATATGACGGTGCGACTAACGCAACTGCAATGGTTTTAGGTGGCAGTGGGACAATCGATTTACAGACCCCTGCCATCCAAATTGCAAATAATGCGACTACACCTACAGGTGATATACTATTTTCTACGAAAAATTTTGTAAACGGTGATAGTTATACTATCATATTGGAGTTAAGATAATATAAATATTACGAGAGAACAAATATGAAACTTATTAGGGAAGAGATAACAGATATAGAGTTTGTAACCGAAGAAACTAATAATAAAAAAAATTATTTTATTAAGGGTGTCTTCATGCAAGCCGATCTGAAAAACAGAAACGGTAGAGTATATCCTATGGAAACTTTGAATAAAGAAGTTTCTAGATATACCAAGAAATTTATTAACGAAAAGAGAGCCTTCGGTGAACTAGGACACCCAGATGGACCAACTGTAAACTTGGAAAGAGTGTCACATATGATTACCAAGTTATATCCAGATGGTAAGAATTTTATGGGTGAAGCAAAGATAACAAATACTCCATACGGTAATATTGTTAAGTCTTTGATAGATGAAGGTGCTAAATTAGGAGTTTCTTCTAGAGGCATGGGGTCTTTAGAAAACAGGTCAGGTGCAAATTATGTAAAAAGTGATTTTTATCTGGCAACTGCCGCGGATATTGTGGCCGACCCATCTGCACCAGATGCCTTTGTTCAAGGTGTCATGGAAGGTAAAGAGTGGGTTTGGGATAATGGTATCATTAAAGAGGTAGAAGTGAATGAATTACGAAAAGAAATAGAGAGAGCAAAAAGACATGAGCTTGCTGAGAAAAAAGCAGCTGTGTTCAATAAATTCTTGAAAAATTTGTAATTTATAAATATTATAACAATTAAAATATATATTTTAAATAGGGAGAATATTAATGTCCGAAATAGAAAACAAAGTCGAAGAACTTGAAACAGAGGTGAGTGAAGCCAATGGTCAAGCAGCTCCGACTGCAAATGCTGTTAAGGGCGAACCTATGAAAAAAGTCGATGGTGCTATTGAAGATATTGGTGGGGAAACTACTGATAATCCAGAAGGCAAGATAACTAACGCTAAGAAAGTTAAGAAAGACGGTTCTGCTCCAACTAAAGGTGCTGGGGCTGCTGAAACTGCACCACAATCTATGGGTTCCTCTAAAATCAAAGAGCCTCTTGCTGCAGGTGATGAAGTAGACCACGATGGTGAAGATATTTCAGAAGCTGAACATGACGGTAAAAAAGAAGGTATGCACGAGATGCCAAAAACTAAAGCTGGTATGCTTCAAGCTATGTACGATAAAATGAAAGAAATGAAAAAAGATGACATGGCTAAAGAATACAAACACATCATGGCTAAATTAGACATGAAGGCTGGGTATCACGAAGGTATGCACGACAAAGAAGACGAAGAAGAAAAGAAAAAAGAAGAAGCTAGTAAGAAAGAAGCTATTGAAAAAAGAGTTAAAGATATTGATGTTAAAGAAGATGTCAACGCTCTTGTTTCTGGCGAATCTGAACTTTCAGAAGAGTTTAAAACTAAAGCTGCTACAGTTTTCGAAGCTGCAGTTAAGTCAAAAGTAAAAGCTGAAATTGAAAGACTAGAAGATAACTATGCTAGTGAACTAGAAGAAAGCAAATCTTCTATGAAAGAAGATATGGTTCAAAAAGTCGATAACTACCTCAACTATGTTGTAGAAGAGTGGGTTAAAGATAATGAACTTGCTATCGAAAGAGGTATCAAAGGTGAGATTGCTGAAGATTTCATCGGTGGTTTAAAACAATTATTTGAAGACCACTATATCGATATTCCTGACGAAAAGTATGATATTCTAGAAGCTCAAGCAAAAGAAATCGATGAGTTAAAAGCAAAAGTAAATTCTGAGGTTGAAAAGAATGTAAGCCTTAAGAAAGAAAATGCTGATTTAACAAGAGGCGATATTTTTGAGGAAGTGTCTGAAACTATGGCAGATACTCAAAAAGAAAAATTTAAGGGATTGACTGAAAATGTTGATTTCGAGGATGCTGACGATTATAAAAAGAAATTAGAAACTATTAAAGAGTCTTATTTCGCATCAGAAGCAAAACCTGCTGAAACCAATGTTGACACTACATCATCAAATAGCGGTACGGTAGATCCTAGTGATCTTTCAGACACAATGGCAAAATACACAGCTGCTATAACAAGAACTAAAAACATTAAAATAAATAAGGGAGAGTAATTAATGTATAACTCATCAAGCCTTCAAGAAAAGTGGCAACCGGTTCTTGAACATAACGATCTTCCAGAAATTAAAGATCCTTATAGAAAAGCGGTAACAGCTGTAATTCTTGAAAACCAAGAAAAAGCACTTAAAGAAGATGCTGCATTCTTAGGTGAGGCACACGCTAACCAAACTGGTACAGCGATTGCGAATTGGGACCCAATCCTAATCTCACTAGTAAGAAGAGCAATGCCTAATTTAATTGCTTATGACATTTGTGGCGTACAACCAATGACTGGACCAACTGGTCTAATCTTCGCTATGAAGTCAAGATTTACTTCAAACTCTGGAACAGAAGCTCTATTCAATGAGCCTGATACAGACTTCTCAGGAACAGGTACTCAAACTGGTACTAACCCTGCAGTATTAAATGATACTTCTACACAGTATACAACTGGTACTGGTATCGCAACAGCAACTGCTGAAGCTTCTTCATCTTTTGCTGAAATGGCTTTCTCAATCGAGAAGTCAACTGTAACTGCAAAAACTAGACAGCTTAAAGCTGACTACACTATGGAACTTGCTCAAGATTTAAAAGCAATCCATGGTCTTGATGCAGAAACAGAACTTGCAAACATTTTATCATCTGAAATTCTTGCGGAAATCAACCGTGAAGTAGTTAGATCAATTTACAGAACAGCAAAACCTGGTGCTCAAGTGAACACTACAACTGCTGGTAAATTTGACTTAGATACTGACTCAAACGGTAGATGGTCTGTTGAGAAATTCAAAGGTTTAATGTTCCAATTAGAAAGAGATGCAAACGCAATCGCACAACAAACTAGAAGAGGTAAAGGTAACTTAATAATCTGTTCAGCAGATGTTGCTTCTGCACTTCAAATGGCTGGTGTGTTAGATTACGCTCCTGCACTTTCTAACAACCTAAATGTTGATGATACTGGTAATACTTTTGCTGGTGTTCTTAACGGAAGATACAAAGTATACATCGATCCGTATGCAGCTAATGTTGCGGCTAGACAATACTATGTAATCGGTTACAAAGGAACTTCACCTTACGATGCAGGTATGTTCTATTGCCCATATGTTCCACTACAAATGGTGAGAGCAGTAGCTGAGAACAGTTTCCAACCTAAAATTGGTTTCAAGACTAGATATGGTCTTATTGCAAACCCATTTGCTGGAACTAGTGCTCAGGTAACTGATATTGGTGCAGTAGACACTAACACTTATTACAGAAGAGTTGAAGTAAACAACTTAATGTAATTAATTTTCACCTCTATACTGGAAACAGTATAGAACACCACCAAGGGGCCTTCGGGCCCCTTTTTTATTGATACAATGTATCAGCACACATTTCTTTTATGCTTCTATGAGCATTTAATAAGCCTGTTTTTTTAATATAAATAGTAATATGACTGAAACTAGTTCATTTAACAGACAACCATCAAATTTAGATTATGCTGCTAATACACAGTTTAGGTTCTTGATTGACAAGTTACCAAAGACTGAATTTTTTGTAAAGGCTGCAAATATACCTGGCGTATCGATAGGTGAAGTTACACAACCTACACCATTAAGTAATATAACATTACCTGGAGATACTCTTACTTTTGAAAACCTTAACATCACATTTATTGTAGATGAGTTTTTTAATAACTATATTGAGGTACAAGATTGGATGCGTGGTACAGCATTTCCTGTGGACCACAAAGAATACCTTGACCTGTTAAGAACTGGTAGAGATAAGTCACCACAAAGTATACCAAGTAGAGTTTCTATTGAGGCAGGAAAAACTGGTAATGCACCTAACGATGCACCTATCTATTCTGATGGTATACTTACAATATTGTCTTCAAAAAACAACCCAATAGCAGAGGTTAGATTTAGAGATTTATACCCGGTTTCTTTATCAGGTATAGATTTTACCCAAGATGCAACCGATGTGACATACCTAGAATCCACATTTACAATGGGATATGCATACTACGAAATTTTCAAACTTACCTAGACTTTTCACGGTTTTTGTGATATAATATAAGATTATGAATTTAGAAGAAATACAAGCACTAGCAGATAAAGACTTAAAATTAGATGATACAGAATTGGATATTGAATCCCTGAAAACACCAGAGCTTCATAATAAATATTTAAAACTGTTATCTAAATTTAATCTATTACTAAAAAAGGCTGATAGTGATTATGCAATACTACACAAAGACAAGTGGGAATATTACACAGGTAAAGCCGATCCTAAAGTCTATATGGAAAAACCATTTGACTTAAAAATACTACGAGCAGATATAGACAAATACTTATTATCTGATCCTGAGATAATACAACAATCACAAAAGATAGAATATTTAAGAACTGTTGTTAATCATGTAGAGCAAATCATTAGACAAATAAACAATAGGACATTTCAAATCAAGAATGCAATAGAGTGGAAGAAGTTTACAAGTGGAGGAATATAAATTGAAAAAACAACTAGATAGATTAGAGAAGAAAATAGATAATCTTGAAAAAAAACTAGATGATCATATCACAAAGATATGGGAAGTTTATGAGCCTATAAAAAAAATATTAAAGATGTTTAAAAGATGAATACTTGTTTTAGTTTAGCATTAGCTATATCAATGCATTTTAATTTAATTGGTGATTATAATAATATACACCCACATGCTCGATGTACTTTAGACGATACTATATTTGGTGGTTATTATAATAGTGAAAGTAAAACAAGTTTATATGTAGGTAAGGTTTTAGAAAATGTTGATAGAAAATGGGATATGGAATATGGTTTAGTTACAGGTTACTCAGGTTCAAAAATTGTTCCGATGTGGAGATTTGTAAATGATGGTTTCTTTATAGCACCTGCTTATGAACATGATACTGATAGAGTTGGTATATCATTTGGTTATGAATTTAAATTAAAATGATTATTTGTATAGGTAATGGTGAGAGTCGTAAAGATTATGACTTATCTAATTTAGATGGTCATAACACAATAGGTTGTAATGCACTATATAGGGACTACACACCTAATATACTTGTTGCTATGGATTACAAGTTATGTCATGAGATATACCGTTCTGGTTATGCATTTAAAAATATTTGTTATCTCAAAGAGTGGGAAAAGATAAAACACACAGCCTATGATAAACTATTTGTAAAAGA